GGCCAGAGGGCGAACCGCATGAAGGATGTCTCGGCATAGTCAGCAACGGGACGCTCCAGCAGAGTCACATCCGTCTCTGTGTCGATGAATGTGTCTAGCCAGTCAACAGTGACAGGACCAGTTGTGACGGTGTCTCCGTCGAGCCAGAGCAGACTGTACGGTGTCTGATCCTCGGGGTCCGAGACGAGGCTGCGACACGTCTCAGTGATGGCGTAGACCTTGTGACAGAACTTGACCACGTCCATGCGCCAGTTCGGTGGCTCGTAGTCTCCCATCCTGTTGCGGAACAGGATCAGTTCCGACACATCATTCAGGTTGTGGTAGCTGATATGATCTGCCTCGGGCAGACCGTTCTGCTCCAGCAGATCGAAGTCGTGGTACCAGACACGGATGTCAATGTCTTCGGACCAGTACCGAGCAACAGACTCCAGCATCCGTCGCCCATACTTCTCGAACCCGTCCTCGTTGAACGATGTTACCAGTACGTACTTGTTCATGGCTGAAGCCCTTCAAAATTTTGTGAGTCGCCAAGGTAGGTCAGCTGCCTGTGCAGATACTCCCACCACTCGGTGGAATATCGACAGTTGGTGTAGCCCGGATGTGTGGGCAGTCCGTGACTGAAGTGGATTCCTGCCGGTACCGTATTGGCATCGCTGACCCCCTCGATCCAATTCCATTGCGCGGGGAGACACCCGATCTCCGATTCATCTAGCCAGAAGAAATTGTGCAGACGTGTACCGGACGCACTGTTGACCACCTCGGTTGTCAGCTTGGAGTTGGACGGGTGGCTCATGTTGATCATCATCAGCGATGACCACAGCTTCCTGCTGTACTGACTCTGCTGTCGTCCGTCCATCTTGACTGCACCCTCCTCGGGTTGCCAGTCGAACTGGACAGTCATTACCGCTTTGTCGGGATTCCCTCGGGCGTAGTCGAACAGCTTGGTCAGGTCGTTCTGAAAGATAAAGTCCGAGTCACAGAACATGACCCAATCTTTGATTCCCATGCGACGGGCCAGTGGGATGGTACAGAACCGGGTAAATGAAAACTCCGTCGAAAATGGACGACCGTCTTCCTGATCCCAGAACTGACCGACTTCATCGACCGACCATTGACGGTCAAACAGATTGTCGGCTCGTAGTTTGCGGTGATTAAGGCCATGAATCTCCGCAACTTCATCACGGGTGTTCTCTCGAATCGACCCGGTACATGCGACGTAGGCCTCAACAGTGGAGGCGTCGTATCCAATGAATATATCCATGAGGACATAATCATCAGAGACGACAACCTTCACAAAGACTTTTTTTACTTACCTCTGGTGGCCGGATTCTCTTGGGCAAGTTTCTCAGCAGCCAGACGCTCACGATCCTCGGCAGTGTTTCCGAACTTGTCGATGGTCTGGTTACCCCAGCCGTATATTTGTGGCTGACCGTATTCGTTCACGTCACCAGACGGCAGACCCAGAAAGGTGCTGATGCCCAGCATGATGGCAAGAACTAATTCTAACATTTACTTCTCCTTGGTTGACTTAACGTAGTCTCGATAGGCCTGTCGAATTTCCTCGACTGTGCGGCCACATCCTATGCAGTATTCTTTCTCCTCGTCAAGCCGACACGCGGCCTGACAAGTCTTACGCTGCGTTGAGATCGACAATTTCACATACTCCACCAACACAGGCCAGTGTCTGAGACCCTGCCGTGTTGTCTTCTGCCTCGTACTCACCCAGACGATTCCAGTCAATCATCTTGGGCATACGGTCCAGCAGTTCCTGATACGTCCCCTCGTCACAGTCCTGATAAGGTGCCTGTTGGTAGGTGTGATCAGAGTGTGGGAGGAAGCTGATGCCGCTGCATAGATCGAAGTTCTTGTAGACCCATGCACCAACCTCCAGCCACTCGTCATCACGGACGCTGATAGTCACCGACGGCTTGTGTTCGCACCAGCCGACAGCATAGGCCTTCCACAGTTCCAGCTGTTCGAGTGCGGTCATGTCGTTACGGGTCACCGCATACTCAGGCGAGGCCACCGGGAACGAGAAGACCATGGTCGATTCTGGATGGAATACCTCCGGCTCTGACGGGACACCCTCATCAATCATCAGCTGGGTCAGAGGGTCTTTCACATCACCACGAACAGTCCTTATGTAGTACGGGCTGTGTCGGGCATGGATACCGGACCCGGCATCGACAAGCTGCGAGACTGTGCCTGACGGCTTGACGCAGGTGATAGCAGCAGACTGCGGAATGTCCAGAATCTCGGCCCACTCCTTGTTGGTGTCCACAGCAATCTGTCGGAGTTCAGCCAGAACCTCCGGGTCGGGGTGACTGGTTACCACGGCGTCCATGATGCCTGTCAGGCTGACACCGAGTAGACGTTCCTCCTCCGTGTTCTTCGTCCAGATACGACGCAGGTAGGGGAACTTGGTATAGGTAGACTGGACGGTGCCAAGGATCGTGGCAAGACGTACCTTCTTCTTCAACGACTCGACGGTATCGGTGGACCGGACGACACACTCTGTCAGATTGCAGAACTGATTGTTGCGGAGAATGATCTCCGAACACGGGTTCGTCCCCCACTCGTGACCTGCCTGACGACGACCATGGGTCTCGACATGCTTATCAGCAGCGTATCGGGCGAAGATGCCACGCTCACCAGACTTGGATTCGACCAGTGCTGTCCACTCACGGAGAAAGGACTCGACATCCGGCTTCTCGGTGTAGACCACGGAGTTGTTTGCCAGTGCCCGTTGTGCGTTCTGCTCCCACCACTGACCAGACTTGGCATGACGCATCCGGTCGTCGGACAGATTGGACAGGCTGATCATGGCCGAGCGTCGGACACCGCCGACGACAACGATGTCACCGATCTTGCACATCACGTCGTGACACTCGATGCTGTTCAGCTTTCGACCCACCGCACCACGGAAGACGTTGATGGTAAACCGGAAGAGATCAACCAGCGGCTCCGGACCCGAGGCACGGCCACCGAATGTCTTCAGCTTGGCACCGGACGGACGGACTTTCGACACATCCCACTTCGGAATCTCCCCGGCATACAGCATGGCAATGACCTTGCGGTACGCCTTCGCCCAGCCTTCCTTCGAGTCGTGGACAACGATGGTGTCCTCGGAGTCGAACAGCTGATCAGGAACCTCCGGCAGCTTGGCGATGTGCTGACGCTCGACAGAGAAGCCAACGCCTGTCCCGCACAGCAGGATCATCATGGCCTCATCGAACGCCTTCATGTCGTCCACTGCAAGGTACGAGCAGTTGTATCCGGCAGTGTTGTCGCGGTCTAGGGCAGGTCCGGCAGTCATCATCATACGCATCGACGGCATGATGGACAGTGACAGGATAGCCTCGCGCAGTTCTTCTATCACAGCCTCGTCGTCGATCCGACGTGCAACGACGTTGTCTACATAACGATCCACCGTCTCAGACCACGTCTCTCTACGGCCCTCCTCGGGAAGCCATCGGGCATAGCGGGACAGGGCAATGAACTGCTGGTACTGGGTGGGTAGGTGGTTGGACAACATTAGTTTATCTCCGGCACGGTGAAGCGCAGGTTAGACCTGACTTGATAGATTTTCTGACGGCCAACTGTTTCTTCCTCCACCCAGACACGGACGTTAGGAGTACCACGGTCGGCATAGTAATTTTTGATTTTATGCACGAGCCGCTGACTCGCCAATTTGCTTTTGAGATAGTCCTGTGGTTCAGCCATTATTTTCCTCCAGTGCTGCCCATGATACGGGAAATAGTTGTTTCATCTCACGACTGATATCCAGAGCAATACGTTCTGTCTCGGCCTGTGCATCGTCGGAGACTCGAAGGCGGCAAACACGAGACCACGCCGCCAGACTTCCGGTCCAGTACCACTCAGTCATCATCGACTGCGGCAGTACCATCCGGGCCTGTTCCGGGGCGACACCCATCTCAAGCAGGATGCCGTAGGTCTTACTGATGTTGTGGATCGCTGACTCATACACCTTCCACGCCTGACGCATATCAGGAATCATGTCGTGCTTGTCCGATCCCTGCTTCTTGTCCTGAGATCGTGGACGCCACGAGGACGGACTGAAGAAGCGAGGCGGGTCGTCCACGTATCGACGTGACACCTCGTTCCAGACCAGTCCGACCTGATGCTTGACGAGTTGTCGGGCAACGAAGATGGGTGCCTCAATATGGAAGGTTGCCTGTGCGTGACCAAAAGGTGTCCAGTGATTGTGCCGTGCCAGATACTGGATCAGCTTCTCGTTCTGGGCTTCTGTGTAGTTGTCTGCCGTCTTGGCAAACGACACACGCGCAGCATCGACAACAGTTTTATCGTTGCCCATTGAGTTTATGAGAGTGACTTGCATAGTTTTCCGATGAGTTAGTGAAGGTTAGTACTTACCACGCTTTCGAGCGATTGTCGAGCGACGGCCAATCTTTTTCGAGTGGCGATGTCCTGCGGGAAATGTCCGACGTTTTGTCTTGGTCTGTACGACTCGTGTTTCTACTTTCTTTGCCATGTTATGCCGGTGTGTAGATGATCTCCGAACCTACGCGGTGCGGATGATAGTCAAATTTAAAAGATGACAGGGCCATGTTGATAGCATCAGCCACTGCTCCGTACGATACGCCGTTACCCTTCACCTCAAGGCAGAGGACAGGACGGTGGCGTTCGATGGTGTCCTTTGCCCCGCGCAATACGGCAGGTTCGTGTCCCTCTGCGTCGATCTTCAGGAAGTCTAGTTCGGGAAGGTCGAGTGTGTCAATGGTGACAACCTTGACGAAGTAGGCAGTTCCGTCTGCCTTCTGCCCCGGCGCGGCTAGTGACCACATGCCGGAGTTGCCCTTCCTGTTGTGAACCAGTGTCATCATGTCGTCTGTCCACGATGCACCTTCGTTGCGGAGTACCACGTTGTCGAGATCGTCGGTGTTCCGGGTAAGACAATCAAAGTTCTCAGGGTTAGGCTCCATCGCCCAGACCGTGTCAAACTCCTCGGCAAGGTGTCGTGTCCAGATGCCGACATGGGCACCGACGTCGAGGGCCAGACGCCGATGCTTGGTCAGGCCGAAGGCTACCCGCCGTGTCCCGATCTCATAATCAGGACCGGCAAAGTGTGTGTCTGAATCCGGGAGCCAGAGGCCGTTGACCTGCTTCATAGATACTCTTCCCGGAACTCGAACTGACCCTGCCGTTGTTCTTTCTCCAGTCGGGCAATCTCACGCTCGACGTACCACTTAATTTTGTTCAGGTCGTAGAGCGTTGTCGCCCCGTCCTTACGGCCCAGACGGTAACATGCCTTGAAGATGTTACCGACGCTGAAGTTCATCTCCCGATACTCGATCAGGTCTTGTAGTTCAGCTGCGCCGGGTGGTAGTTCGTAGTAGCTGGTGGACCAGCCGTCTGATTTAACTGTGGTTGAGGATGGCATTGATTTTCTTTCTGATGAAGCTGACTTCGCCTGTGTTGATGACCTGATGGGCAAAGGACCGGACATGACTGTAGTCGATCCCGGCCAGATCGCAGACGGTGATGAAGTCTGTTGCTGTAACTCCCGTTGTTGCGAAGAGCCACGCCTGTGCCCTGTTCCGTTCGAGGACTGCTTCTGCTGACTCATTCTCTGCCTCTGGTTTGGTTGCGTCGAGCATGGCCTGAAAGATAACGGCCATGAAGAGGAGCCGGTGTGGATCACCGGCAGGTGTATCTGACAATACCTCTAACTTCTCTTCGAGGTCAACGGAAATCTTCGAGGACACGGCTCATAACTTTCTTTTTTTGCTTGGCCGTCATGAACTCCTTCGGGATGAACCGGATTTTGTCGATGAATCGATTGTAGAACAGTCGTTCGTCGTCTTCTAGTTCCTCTGTTAGGACATTGCAGACATGCTGAAGATGCGTCTCGCCGTAGACCAGTCCGCCTCTTGTATTGAACTCGGCAAGTATCTCGAAATGAAAGTTACACTTGCCTTGTCGATTGATATCTTCGTTGAGGGTACGTGATGAGGATGTGTAGGTACGCCAGTCTGATGGTCGTGTCCGCACACCCTTTCGATACTGGTGATACTGCTTCTTGCCTATGTATCTCTGGCCTGTCAGAAGATTGACAATAAGATAGACAAAGCCGAAGGAGTTATCCGGGTCGAGTCGTAGTCGTGATGGGTTCTTCCAATGTCCTCTACCGGACGACTTCTTCGACATTTGGTGTCTTTGCTACATGGGTTAGGTACTTCACTCCGTTGGCGTATCGGAATCCTCGGAGTCCTGCGCCGCCGTTTGCATCGGCCCAGCATTCAACTTTGTGGTCGCAGAACGTGCAACCCTTCGCCAGTCCGAGGTTGCCCGACTTCCCGTCTGGGACCGGATCGTGACATCGAGCAGGTGGCGTATCAGAAGACAGGACGGTTTTGACATGGGAGACCCGCTCCTCTGCATTGATCATGTGGTTGCCAGAGACGGTGCAGATTTGAATCTCACCGGACTCTTTATTGATGGCAAGGAAGGCAGCACGATCATCACCACACGCCTGTGCGTAGCCGCTGATCTGCCCGATGTATCCGAAGGGGTCGTCCATGGCAAGGGTCAGGGCATCCTCGAACTTCTTCATACCGTACCGTGATGCTGTCTTCACGTCGGTGACGACCCCGTCGATCCGGGCATCCATGTGTCCCTTGATACCGCCGATCTCGATCTCGCGCTGCTCGTCCTCGACCGAGTGCCCTGCCTCTTTGATCAGAAACAGGATCAGAGCCTCCATCAGATGGCCCATCAGGAACTTGATGCGTAGACTGTACGGCATTCCAGAATTGGGTGACGGCTTGTTGATGTCGTACCATAGCTGACGGTCGGGCCGTCCCATGTTCGACATCCGAAGTGTCTTAGGTTTCTTGGCCGGTTCGGAGATAGATCGAAGAACAGCTTCGCGCATATCCGACAGCATGGTCTCGACGTTCCGGGGATTAGGGTCGGTGATCCCCAGATCGAACATCATCTGTAGGTCTTGTGGAATGTCTTCGATACGTTTGATGGTACTGCCTCCTCTGAATTAGGTGGGGGTGGATAACGGGTACCCCCGGACCCGGACTACTAGGCGGAGAACGATGCCCCGTTCCCGATTGCTGCAAGTTCAGCCATCGGGTCTGGTGCTGACCCTGCATACTGCACAAGATCAACAACCTGAACCGCATTGAAACGGGCCGAGGTCGTGCCGTACTTCTTGGAGTGTGATGCGAAGTACACCACGTTCACCGTAGAGCCGTTACCGATGAGGGTACTCTTCGGAATGGCGTTCATCTCGGCGTCAACAACACGAGGCTCGAACGGAACCTCGATCCGATCACCGTCGGGATCGTCGGGATTGTTTTCCCAGACAACCGGCGGGTGCTTGAAGGTAATACACGGGGTGTAATCCTTCTTCGCATGATCGTGGAC